CGTAAGATCATAAGGTATTCCATTTTGTACTATCTTAAATTCAAATATTTCACTATTTTTATTCCCTTGCCTTACCTTTAAAAGTCCTAAATGATTATAAGGTTCCGTGGTACTTAATGTACCTGCCCATTTAGCCATAGGATCACCTCTCTTTCTTTATTATTTCGGCGGAATGACAATGGAACTAATTTCACTTGGTCCAACCCAAGATCGTTCGTATTTACCGACCACTTGACCTAGACCGATGTTCTGCTCGTATGTTTGAAAACCACCATTTGCCAAACCACGAATAACTCCAGTGTGACCAAATTCATAGTCAACATTAAATCCGCCAATATTCCCACCACGCTTCCAGTTAATAATCGCGCCAGTTACTAACTGATCATATGATGGATTAAAAATAACCTTCCACCCAACTGCTGCCCAATCATAACCACTACCTATTTCAGCAGCAGCTTCCGTGTCTCCAATATTATGACTTAACGGGTAAGCAGTGCCTGCACCTAAGCCACAACCGCCAAGCACGCCAGAGTATTCTGCTGGCACGGCGTAACACTGACCGTTTCCGTGGCGTTGCATCACTAAAGATTCTAAACGTTGTAACCCTACTTTTCCCAACTCTGTAGAAGGTTTTAAGTCTTTGAACTTGTCATGCCATTCTTGTGCCCACCCTTGTCTTTCTGGATGTGCTACCGCTGGACGTTCAAAGTTTCGTTCAAATGTATTAGCGGCTTGTCTTGGATCAGTCATATTTTTAAATCCATCAACACTAGTTGGATCAACAATCCCTAACCACTGACCGTTATACATACACCAATCAATCAGTTTAGACTGACCAAGAATAGAAGAGTGTCCATCGGTAATATTAGCTGCTTGCATCAGATTTTTAACGTACTGAATACCGTCAGAAGTCGGACTTCCAACTAACGGATAAGCAGATCCATCCCATTGAACTAATCCATAACCAGGACCAACACTACCTTGAAGAGTATCAGGATCCATTGTATGACCTGTTTCTTGTTGGACATTCCCGAGTATACCTGCCGCAGCGGCTTTGCTATATCCTTTAGAAAGTAGATAGGTCCATAAGTCCCATGCAAATTTATCCGCTTTGCTTGTAACTTCTGGTGGGTAACCTCCACCGATACCACCTCCGCCACCACCAGAGCCATTACCTGTTATTTCTTTGCCATTGAGGAAAAGTTTGCCTTCGATGTGAAGATCACCTTTATGGGTGTGCGTACCTAAAGTGGTTAAAAGTGGTTTTTGTTGGTTTGAATTGTGCGGTATCTCAAGTATCGGCGTGCCGTAACCATCATGTAACGAGAAATATTTTCCTTTCTCCATAACAATACTTATACCACCGCCATCACTACTACTAGAAGGTGTTACTCGTCCATAAAATTCACCAGTAGAAAAATCAAAGAAATCTAAGTGTCCGTTGTTCAATTCAATTTTACCTGTTTTATTACTATTTACACTTCTAATTAGAATTCCTTCAAGTATGCCTGTTCTGATAAAATTAGCGTTAAACACTCCATCTATTGTCCATGCAGTAAGGAAAGGTCCTTCCCATCCTGTTTTTGAAAAACCAATACCTGATTTATTCATACGCAACACATGTTTCGCTGTCGTAACGTCGTTGGTGTCCATGATCGCAAAGTCAGAAGGTTCGTTTTTAGGGTGCTGAATGACATGACCACCTGAATTACCTGTAATCATTTGAGAAGCTTGAATGACACTATCTGACAAATCTGCAGCGGCTTGCTGTAAGTCTTTTTTTGCTTCTGTCACTTGCGTTTGAATTTGATCTGTGTACATTCCGAGGTCATTCCCTAGCACAGTAGATTTATACTTTCCTAACGTAGGTAAGAAAACACACTCAATCATTCGCTCGGCTATGTTAGTGACACCCATATAATCAATGTCACAGTGCACGGTATCCCCAAAGTTAACCTTCGCTATTTCACCATAAAGTTTTTTGTATTCAACAGTATTCTCCAAAGCAATCATATTAATTTCATGCGTGACTTTAGGTTCGTGTATTCGATCATTATCAAATAATGTTTGACCCCATTTTTTCAGATCAGCTTCAGTCTTACATTCACTATTTTCTCTTTTAGCTATTTGGCGAGTCTCATCCGTCACACCTTTTACTTCTAAATATTTATATAAAACTGGAGGTTGTTCATCATCATAAACTTTATCATCAGGAACACCACCAACTAAATAAAGACTATTCACAACACTTTGATCATCAACGGTTTCCTTGATTGATTCCAGATTAACACCTAAATCAATTCTGAACCCTCTATCTTCACCGATTCGTTTCTTCAGTATCAATTTGTAATTGTCCATATCTAATTCGCAACCAGTAACACCAGCCAAGTTTTGATTTCCTTCGTTCTGTCCGATAATTGCACTAATCGGATTTACTTCTTTAGCAGTAAATTGATGCATCGTTTCAACATCGCTTAAGTATTCAAACGGTTGTTTAAAAGCGAGGTTATTTTTCAAATTCGCCATGATCTGCTTACCGTTACCTCTAGCTGTGTAGGCTAACTGAATAAAGTTCCTATTCGCTTCATAACCTAAGTGAGTAGCGTTGAACGATACGGATTGTAATGTTTTGTAGACGGTTATGATTTTGAAATACTGCCATGTTCCGTCAGTCCACAACGCTTTTACCCAATTACCTTTTTTGATCATTTTACGATTTTGACCTTTCATAGCGTAATTTCCGTAAAATGAATACATTTGATTGATAATTCGAGTAATTTCGGGAACGTCTTTCCAGTCAATTAAAGATTCGCCATTTTCTTCCAAATCAGTAGGAACTTTTTCATAGATATAAACTGGTTCCACTACAAGTACACTCCTCTCATCTGTATTTTCCCACTAGTGATATTTCCTGTTACTTTTATAATTTGATCACCTTGTTTAACTCGTAACCATCTTCCTTTAGTTCGTAGTTGAACGTCATTTTGAACACACATTGCTAATTCTGTATCTATAGTCATCGTCCCTTTAAGCGTGTTTAACACTGTGAGCTTGTATTCATTACATTCCAGAACGATATCACCACCGCCAGATTCAAACACAAAAAAAGGAGCTGACTTATCGTCGCCATGATTCGTGACGATATTCTCTCCTCGATTTAAAACAATTTCAGGTTCGTTGACTCTGTATTTGAGCGGATCACATCGAAAAACAATGCTGAATGTATAAAAAACACCCCATTCATTTTGATAGGGTTGTTCCTTGGACATATTGCATATCGCATGACAATATTTGTCAGGATCGTTATGCGTGATAAGAGTTGATTCTCCTAATAACCATTGTTTTACCTCAGCTAGATTCTCATATGGAATACTAACATTCGGGATTTCAAAATCATATGGTTCGTAATCCTCAAACCATTCATGCAATATTCGATTGCTGCCTAAAACAGACATTTCTTCATATTTTCTTTTTGAAACAACATAGGGCAATTCTTGTTCAATTACCAACCCGTGATCAACCAATGCATTTTCATTTTTCCAAATAAAGTTAGGGGTGTATCTGTCTAATAAAATCATTATCTAGATACACCTCCTAGTTGTAATCCAGTAAAATTAGCAGCTTGTTTCATTTGTCGATTCAATCGCATCAATTCACTTGGATTGTTCGCATCCACATTTCCAAAATGATTATGCTGTTCCACAGTCACGTTTCCATCATAATTACCGCCAATACCCTTGCGTTTTTCAGTGTCAGATAATGGCGTTACAGTGGTTTTCCCATTTTTAGCGGTCAGTAATTCGGGACCAGCTTCTCCAACGATCGCTTGACCGCTTATTAAGTGTCCACCTTCTGCCAGATAAGGAATTTTCCCAATATTAACACCTTTACCACCAATACCAGGTACCCATTTTGGTAGTTTAATATTATTTAAACCGCCAATCATAGCATTGATCATTCCAATGATCATGTTCAAAGGAGCTTTAACAACTGCTGCCATTCCATCAAAAATACCACCAACAATATCAGATAAACCTTGCCAAGCTTGTTGCCAATTACCTGTGAAAACTCCTGATATGAAATCAACTAATCCACCAAGTATTCGGGATCCCGCATCATAAAAATTCTGGAAATTTGCTAGGATTCCGCCGAACATTTCTCCGATATATCCAGCAATGAAATTGAAAACCTCGACAGCAACATCTGAGACTCCTTGGAAGAAGGCGTTCACTCCGTCATGGAACCACTGTACATTGTTATACGCCCAAATTAAACCAGCCACTAAAGCAGCTATTGCAGCAATAACCAATACAAATGGATTAGCAGCAAGAAAAGCACTCATGGCTGACCAAGCCGCTTGAAATGCTCGAACACCGCCAATTATTTTTGTAATTGATCCCATAAGGGTACCAATTATCACAAGTAGTGGACCTATTGCAGCTACTACACCAGCTATTACAATTATTGTTTGTTTCTGTCCGTCTGAAAGTCCTCTAAACCATTTCGTAACTGAAGAGATAGCCTTACTAGCTGCTTCAAAAGCTGGTAATAAAGCTATTTGAATTTGTTCCCCTAACTCACCCATTCCGACTTTCATTTGATTTTGCGCAATTTTCGCTTTATCAATTGGATCTAAAATATCTTCAAAAGTTTGATCAACTGTACCAGCTGCATTTTTAGCAGAATCAGACAAGCCATCCATAGACAAGGAACCACTATCGATCGCTTCAACCATTTTAGTTGCTGCTTTCGTTCCAAACACTTCACTAGCAATAGTTAATTTTTCTTGTTCATTTGTTGCACCTTTAATAGATGCAATCGTTCCACTAAGACCTTCTTGCATTGTTTTGTTGTCCTTAGCATAAACGACATTCGCTTTCGCTAGATAACCAATAGAAGCTGCCGAATCAACACCAGCTTTTTCCATTTGACCAATCAATGTTGTGGATTCAGCGAACCCCAATCCCATATTTTTTAATTGTGGAGCGCCACGATTTACAGCATCAAATAATTGATCCACACTCACACCAGTATCTTGACTTGTCTTGCTGACAACATCTAATATCATTGGAACATCATCTACAGATAATCTAAACAAATCCATTGATTTTTTTGCATTAATAGTTGATTGAGAAACATCGGCATCATTAATTTCTGAAAACTTGAGCATACGCTCAGTTGTATTTTCCAGGGCATCATCCATTAGTCCGAATTGAGTGTTGACTTCACCGATACCAGTTCCGATATCTTCCAACTCAGCTGGAACAACATCAACTACATTTTTAAAGCTATCTTGCAAGGATTCTAATTGATCACCGGTAGCTCCTGTAGCAGTGGTAATTCCATCCAAAGCGTCATCTAAATCTCCAAATGCTGACATTGCAGCGGCTCCAATCGCTAAAATCGGAGCTGTTACACCTATAGACATTTTCTTACCTACACCACTAACCTTTTCTCCAGCTTCTTCAATCTTTTGAAGTTTTTTTGCTGTATCAACTGATACGTCTCCTTGTTCTTTCAATGCTTCATTTGTATCTTCCAATGTTGATCTTAGCTTATTTTCTCCTGTTTCAGATTCCAACAATCTTTTATACAGTTTTTGTGATTCGTTCGAATATTCTCCTGTTTCTTTCACAGACTTCTCGTATTGCTCTCGCAATAACTGTGTTCTTTTTTCAGCTAAAGACAATTGCTTTTCTAATTTCTGCTTAGCAGCAGTTAATTTTTCCGTTGCTGTCGCATCTTTATCCATTGCCGAAACTTGATTTTTGTACTCAGTGGCAGCGATGTTCATGTCTTTGTTTATTTCCTTCACTGTTTTTGAGTACGAAACCTCGCCGTTTGTTTTAAAATTTAAAACAACATCCGATTCTTTTCCAGACACATAAGCACCCCTTTTCTACCACCAAGGACTTTTATCCATTGTTATACTTTCTGGTGTTTCAAAATCGGTATTACTTTCTAACCATTGCAAATAAGATTTAAGCCACAAGTTAGGCGTAGCACGTAAAAAGAAAGCCTCACTCCAACCTAGTAAAGTGAGGGCAACATATATGTAGAAACTCCAAGGAGTTCCTATCTCTTTTTGTTCTTCTTTCTTTTTTTGCTTACCTTTTTTTGTGTCGTTTGATAATCTTGTGGCTTCCTTGATTTTTTTAAGTCTTCAACCTGAAAACTTTGATCAGAAAATATTTCCATGCAAATAGCATAAATTTCTAGTACGGAACTGTTCATCCCTAAAAATTTGAAGATAGTTGAAGGCGATTCATCTAGTCCACCTGTCTTTAACATTCCGTAAATCAATGCTCGCATAATTTTCAGATCTGATGGAGTAAGATCTTTTGAGCTTATTTTCCCATCGCTTTTTTCGATCATCGCATTCATATCATCTTCGAATTTGGAATAGTCTCCACCATAAATGTCAGCGATATACTCCATTGTTTCCATAGTAAAAACAATTGGAAAACTATGACCTTGGATGGTAACTGTTTGGCTATTCGCTAAATCATCTACGATAATCCCGTAATCGGAAAGTCTAGCCATCTATTTTCGCTCCTCTCGTTTCAGGAACAGCAACTAATTCTTCCCACTGATCTTCTGAATATACTGGTTGTCCAATGAATTTTTCAAAATCTCCAGCCTTCGCACTATCGCGATTTGTATCAAAACTGGCATACATTACGTTGTTGTAATTAAGACCATTAGCCACAAAGTTTGCAGTTACATCATCAATTTTTGTTTCTTCTTCTGCAGTAACATATTCTTCGTCAATCACATTAGATAGTTGCGTTTTTGGATACCAAACTACTTTTTTTCCTCCACCTTCAACATTTCCAATGAATCCGAACGCAAAATAAGGAAATTCTCTTGCAGTAGTTTTTCCAAATGTTACACCGTTTGTAGCGATTAATCCTTTCAGTTCATCCATTACTTCAATAGGAATCCCCACATGATCTAACCCAATCTCATGTTTTGTTTCTCGACTCACTCGTCTAAACATTTTACTTGATGCCCATTTTTCTAATGCAGATCCATTTCCCTTGATACCAATTTTAGTTGCAATTGGTAATCTAACGATTGGGTCGTATGTCGGTGCTTGATTAACTACATCCGGTGTTTTCATCATTGCAATTAAAATGTCATCTAATCCTTCAAAATAAAAAACATCTTGTTTTCCCAAAGTTACTCATCCTCTCCATAATTTTAAAATATCTTGCGTCATCAATTCCTCAATTGTTGTTCTTTCTTGTTCATAAGTACCACTTGCAAAATGCTGGGCTCGTTGATTCACTGTTCCATTCTCGGCAAAGCGCCAATAAAAAGTTGTTTCTTCAAACGTCACTTTTACGCGATCGTTATCAACCATAACTTTCACTTGATCCGCCATATGCTTTTTATTCAACAATGACTTAGGAATTTTTGGTATAAGTTGTTGAGTGTAAAAATTAGCTGCATTTTCCAAAGATTTCATACTTATTTTTTTAGGATCGACTGCGCTTATTTTCCCTAAATGGTCTGCCATATCAGCAAAACCATTGTTGTTACTTGCCATACTCAATACACCTAACGTAAGTATAATAATTTGTGACCGTATCATCATTTTCATCACCTTGAATACCAACAAATTCTTTGTATGGGATACCAGCATGCTCAAGCTCACTTTCAATAACAATTAAATCTTGTTCAGTACCTAACGTAAAAAACGAGATTTGATAATAAGCTGATCGTCTATAAACTTTAGAGGACGCCATCTTTTTTCCTTTACTCACATTGGAATAAACAATATAAGGGTACATCGTTCCCAATTTGGCGTTATCTCTAAAAACTGGCAATTTAGTTGATCTTAATGCAGATTTTAGTTGTTCAAAATTAATCGACATAAGCCAAACTCAACTCCATTTCTCGTTTGTCCATATCCGTATAAATACGGGTTATTCGATAACTTACATTATCGATTCTAATAGCGTTGAACTTCTCCGTGATAGATTTATCCCAACGAACTTTAATACGCCTTACAACGTCGGTTTTTGCTTGCTGAGACAAATATTTTTCTTGAGCAGTCACTCCACGTTCTTCGTAAAAAATCGATCTCTTAGAAGTATAAATAGTTACTGGTCTATCGTTAATATCTTGAGATTCTTCAATGTCTAACAACTCAGCTTTCCACTTCATTTTGTTCTGCATTAATTTTGGCATCATCTTTCACCAGCCCTTCATTTAGAATTAATGGTGTTAAGGCATTAAAAGCACCCTCCATTTCAGATTCAGGAACTTTGTATAGCCAAAAGATAGATCCAATATAATAAGCAACAGACGAATTCTCATCATCTGTTGCTCGTTTAGCATACTTTTTACCCATATCTAAATAAAAAGAAAGCATGGAATCATCCATACCATCTTCAAATTGTATGTGTTTTTTAAACTTTTCTAAGGTGATTTCCATAATTATTCACCGCTTGCTGGAGTAGTTAAATCCAAGTTATAAACTGGCGTTTCAAATGGTCCATAAATTAACTGACCATCATTTAAGTGGTAAATTTTGAATCCAATTTTATTTTCACGTGAGAACAATTCTGTTAATTTTTCGATTTCCATTGAGCCAATAACATCTTGAATATGAAAATATGAAAAATTACCAAAATAAATTACTGGTACAGTTGGATCAAATTGTTTCTTAGATTCATCATATTTATCAGTATAATCAGTAACTTCTACTGGATAAGTGAATAATTTATAATCAAAATCATCATTTCCAGAATCTTTAAGAATTGGGTTACCGTTACTATCTAACATAGATTCTAATAATGTTTGAGCTGCACGATTAATCATGAAACGAGCACCTGAACGCATCGCTGTAGGTAAAGCATTTTTCAATTGAATTACTTTCAGATAGTTATTGTCACCTTTGCCTGTAAATGTAACTGCTTTTTTAACTAATGCACCTTTATTTTCAGGGCTAGAAAAATACCAGAATGTTTCTTTACGTAAATACGCCTTTTTCAACTCTTCCAACACGATAGCTTCAATATCAAAATCAGACATATGAGTTAATTTCTTAGTTACTTTGATAATCGCATCAAATTCAATTGGGTTTAAATATACGTCGTCAAATTCAATATCAGTAAATGGAATTAAGTTATTTTCATCACGTTCACTAGTGACAGTATTCGCTTCGGCTTGTTTAACCTGAACTGGGAAACCTTGAGTTCCTTTTGTTGGATGCACTGTGGCAAACTTACGCAATGGATTTTCTTCTTGTAAATAAGAAATAATTTCTTTATTTAATTCTTCTGGGACAAGAACTTTTCCATTGTTAAAACCAACACCAAATGCACGGGCTTGGTTTGGTGTAATTCGACCAGCTAAGTAACGTAAAAATGCACTACGTTGTGATAATTTTTTCACTTTTTCTTCTCCTCGACTTGAAATTCCTTTTCCAATAATACCTAATACACGACTGCGCTGTTCATCATCTGCAGGTTCTGGATCTTCAGTTGGTGTAACTTCTTCAACGATTTCATCAGTAGCTGCACCAAGATCTTCAACAACATCACCTAATTCGGTTGCGTCTTCCTCAGGTAGCTCAGCGATGGCATCATTGATTTCATCTAGTTCAGCGGTAACTTCCTCTACTTGTGATTCAATATCACTTAAATCATCACGTGTTAATGTTTCACCTTTCGCACGTTCTTCTAAAGTTTGTAGTTTTGCTTTCAACTTGGCAGCTCTTTTTTCTAAAATTTTACGCATTTTCATTATTTATATTCTCCAATCATTTTTAGTATTTTTTTTCTTAATTTAATTGTTTCAATATTCTTTTCTTGGAACTTACTTCGTAACGCAGCTTCGGTATCTTCGTAAGCTGGTAACGGGACAATAGATATTTCCCACAGCTCAACGTTTGTAATTCTAATAAGTGGAACGTCTCCAGAATAATCTTCCTCTTGAGCAGTTACCCAGAATCCAAATGAGCATTGGTTAATATCGCCACGTGACATTGATTCTTTTAAATCATTAGCAAAAGTTGTGTTGGGTAAAGTTACCTCAAATCTCAATCCTTTTGAATCTTCTTCAACGACTAAAGTGTTTGCACTTGAACGACCAAGAACATAATTCCAATCGTGGTTGAATAAACACCTGACATCTTTGTTTTGAGAAAGTGATTCTGAAAAAGCTCCTGGAGCAATTTCTTCATCATACCAACCATCAATATTTGTTTTTGAATTAAAAACAGACGCATATCCTTCAATAATAGTTGCTTCGCTACCATCATTTAAAGTTCTCGTCTGCATATTTTTAATATCAAAACTTCGAGTTTCTAACTTAACCAGTTGACTCACCTTCTTTCATTTTTGATTTATTTAAATCGGCTAGTTCATCTAATCCGACTAAATCCTTAGAAGCGTAAAGTTTTGTTGATTCATCTATATTTAAACGTTCAGCGCCTACATCTACACGTGCATCATCAGGTGTATAAACCATCGTTCGTACTAGACTAGCTGCATTCGTAATTTTTTGGGACATGGTTAAATATTTCTTGATGTCAATATTCAGAGTAATTCGTTTACCTGAATCAGCTCCAAAATATAAAGCTGATAAATGTTCACAAACGTTTTGAACTATTGGATCAACCACAAAAGCTTTTAAATATATTGCAGCTTTTTCCAGATCTACTTTCAAAAGGGCATTGTATGCGTCAGGATCAAATCCTAAAAATTTTGCAAGTTCAGGTTTGTAAACATTTAAATAAGATAAAATCTTGTCATCCTGTACGGGACTTTCAAATCCTTCAATGGAATAACCTTTCGGTAAAGGGATAATAACTGTCTTCCCTTCATCCTGAATTTCTTCCAATTGACTTTGAATTGCTTGGATCATTTGATTTTGCACAGCATTTTTAGGCGAAAGGTGAGTATCAATTTTCATTAAGTAGGCAAGTAAACCACCTTTTTTATACTTATCCGTCAACGCTTTTTCAGCATTCATCACACCTTCTAAGGTTTCACGTGCTAGATCAATTAGTCCATGACCTGAATTACTTGATAATCCCATATTTTTAATTTGTCGAACTTCATTTTGATATAAAGTATGACCGTCATATTTAAATTGTTTAATTCCTTCATCTGTAATTTCTGGCGTTATCCCTTTCATAAGGTGTAATTGACTCCCTGCTTTAATAACAAAAGCTTCACCTTGCAACAAATACACATTAACTAACAAGCGTTTAAACTCAAAAGGGGTCAAGTAGCCATTCGGATTATTTAAGCTTTTAAGTGCACTATGATTAATAATATTCTTACCATTTTCATCTTCAATTTCCCACTTACCACATGCGAACATATTTGAAATAGCTAACAAATAATGATAGATATCACTAGAAGACAAGATATTTTCATCAGCTAAAACAAATTGACCTGATAAAATGGAGCTACCAAGAAGTTTTTGTTTACTTCTTTTCCTAAATCTTTGGTTGAACCAAGACCTTATTCCCAAATTCTCACCTCCTTTCATTTATTTTCTAAACCAATATTTATCGTTTCAATAATGGTGGTTTTGGCATAACATCAAGACACTGTTTTTTTAATAACCAACGATGACCAGAATATTTTCTATTGAGCTTTTCAAAAATAATTTTCCCTGGTTCAGCTTCAATTTCTTTAAATGGAAATAAGATTTTACCAGTTTTTATAATTACCAATGACTTGTACTTTATAGGATCCGTCTGTCTAATGTCATTAGGTGTCATATGATGTATCGATTTACCATTACTTCCATACGGATAATTACTTTCACAATATATTTCTACAAAATAAAGATTATCAGTTTTATTCTGGTCAATTAAACTCATTGCTTCTAAACTTGATATTTTTTCATATACTACAGATTCCATGAGTACCTACTTTCTGTTAAATAGATTATTAATGTATTCGCTATACTCTTCTTCATTGCCAACTTCTAGCATCATGTTCATTGATTCTTTATGACCAATTAAAAAAGCAACAAAACCATCTATGTGTTCAGGTGATTTACGTTTACTTGGAGCTTTTTGATTATTGATATTAGTAATAACGGTGGTATTATTTGTACACATAATAAATAATGGATTATCAGTTTGTACTCTATCTCGATCAACTAGCATCTCAAAGTCATCTATCATTTCATTCATGACAGTTGGATACTGAGGAACTTCCACACAATTAAATCCTTCCAACTCAAACCTTTCAACTAACTTTTCAGCCATTGCAGGATCATAATTTATTTGAACAATATCCAGCTCGTATTTGTCATACATTTCAATGACATAATCAAAAACAAGGTCATAGTCAATTGTGCGACCTTCACACAATGTGACAAAACCTTGTTCAGAATAATATTGATATGGAACATTTCTCACTTGTTCTTTTTCCTCAATGTTAAAACTTGGAATAAAATACATTTGCTTAATTTTAATAATACTTTCACCAACATCATTAAACGTTGGAATATTAATTGATACACACGTAAGATCGGTTGTTCTGGATAAATCAATTCCAATAACAACTTGTTCACCCGTAATATCTCCTAATGCATCGATCAAACAATTTTCTATTTGTTCTTTGTCGAAATAACTTTCGGCGTAATTAACAAACACATCTAAATGCTTAGACATGAATTCAGCTTTCCGAAATGGATTTCTTTTAGCATCCTTATACTCACCACGTAAAAAAGTAATATCAAATGATACCCCTAAATTTGGATTAACCATCATCCATACTTTTTCATCTTCCCAGTCATACCCTTTATTTGGTTCGTAAATCATAATGAACCAATCATCATCATTATCATTTTCAAGAATATGTTTACTGTCAGTATAGATTTGAACACCTAACGCTCCACTATTTTTACCAGCAGTTGAACAAACTAGTAACAGAGGTTCTGGTTGTGCAGCTTGTCCAGATTTCAATCCATCATACCTGGAGGTATCTTCCCATTCATGTACTTCATCGGCAACAACAATATACGTGTTCTTACCATCCACTTTTTCACGTTTAGATAAAACGCGAAAATTATTTTGATATTTAAAATCATCTTCAAAAAATGCATAGTTGATGGTTGTAACTTTTTTCTCTTTTCGGTAAACACGTGTACCATCCAACAGATCATTATCGTTTTCAATGACTGTTGCCAATGGATGTGCAACATTTTGCGCTTGATCAAAATCTGCAGCAAGGCAATAAAATTGTGCACCTTTTACTCCTTCACCATACATACCATAAAGGATTGGTGCACCTTCCATTAATGATTTACCATTCTTTTTCGGAACCTGCAGGTAAGATTTACGGATCACACGTACATCACGACCCCATTTATCAGACCACTTTTGCCAACCATAGACGTTTGAAAAATAAAACATTTGCCACAATTCTAATTCGAGTGATTTACCAGCCCATTCTCCAGTAGAATGTTTATAAAATGATTCGGTAAAGCTCAACATCATATTGGCTTTTTCTAAATCAAAAAAAATATCCTTTCTTTTTTTCCATTTATTGTATCGTTTTACGGTCAAACGAATAGAAATAGGATATCTTTCTTTATGCCTACGAACATTTTTAACAAACTTATCAGCGTAATTGATATCCATATCTATCATGAATTACCACCACGCTTATTTCTAAATTGAACCAGACGATTATTTGTTTCTGGTCCGTCTGGTTTAACTTCTTTTTTCTTTTTTTCAAGTTCTGAACCAAGCGGACCAACAAATTCTAATTCTTTTCCTTTCATATCCAAGCCTAATTGATTTAGAAGTTTCGATTTTTTCTCACTCCAAACCTCAACTTGTTGTGCCAAAGGATGCTTTATTTCGTTTCTAGCACCATTTTTATTTGTGTGTTGTTTAGTTGACTTAAAACCAGTATCTTTCCATTCCAAATACTTGATGTGATAGACTTCGCACGCATCCAGATAGACTTCAATCAGAGGGTGCAAAGCTGGAGTATATTTCCCAAGTGATTTCAATATTTCTTCAATTCGTTTACGCTCAAAATCCTTGTGTTCCAATGCTTCATCAAGAATTTTTTGACGTTTTGTTTTTCTTCCCAAAACTAACACCCCCCTTTCTTTTTTGAAAATGCTCTGGAGTTGTCTAAAGCTGTCCCCCTACCCTATCCCCCGAAAGAAAATTTATTTTTAAATTGATAGGGGGGCTTTAAAAATAATCTGACGGATCAAAAGATTTTTTTAAATTAGATTCAGCAAATGTTTTCGGTCTATATTCAACAATCGGATGACAACGAGAACAAACCAGTCGTAAATTTTTTGGATCAAGTCTTAAATCTGGTCTTAACCAAATTGGTAACTTATGATCTACTTGACTATCACGACCAAACACAGGTTTACCACATATAGTGCATTTATACTTATCACGATACCTAACAAAGTCAGCAACTTCTTTCCATTCATCAGTCTTATAGAAAGCTTTGTTCTTTGAATAATAACGTTTAGCAACTTTAGGTTTACGCTTATGTTCTTCGCAGTATTGACCTTTTTCAATTAAGGAACGACATCCTTCTTGACGGCAGTACTTAGCCATTTTTTAACACTGTCCGTTTTTCAATAGGATCCCAAACCTCTGTACCAAATGGTGTCCTACGTTCAATAGGATTATTAGTGGATACTAAGATTTCCTTATTTGCTACAACAGAATCTAAGAGTGCTTCATTACTCTTTTCAGTAGAAACAATTTCTGGTACTAACTCAGTTTCTTTTTTAGCAGCTTTTGTTTTTTTCGTTTCATTAACAGTTTCATCAATTACATTTTCTCCAAGTACTTTGTCCTCAGCTTTCTCTTCCACTTCTTTTTTTCTTCTTGCCATTTTAATATGCTCCTTTCAAAATTAAAAAGACACCTCACAAAAGTGAAATGTCTTCTCTCAAAATTTTCTACACTAATAGAATATCATGTATTAATCAACATGTCGGTAACATCTTGGTAACTTACGTCACTTACTATTTTTACTGAATCTTATTATCCTCATGATTTCAGCATGTTTATTTTTAATATATTGATAGTTATAACCTAATTCATCTGCAATTGATTCTAAAGTTAAACCATCAACATATTTCAATTTCAAAATCCGATGATTCAAACCATTGAACTTATCAATGAGCTGAATAATCTCTTCACGCTCTTTTTCTAATTTTTCAACTCGTTGACTCAATTCATCAATCACTCCTTTTAATTGTTTTTGTTTTTGTAGAGCAGTTAAGAACGTTTGATGTTTTGCAAGATCTCCATCCGTATCAGTATAATTTTTCCATCGTGAAAGTTCTTTTTCATTTAATGTTAGTGACAATTTTAATTCATATAATTCATTATCAATAGAAATTAGTGAATTTAACCACTCATATATTTGAATCACCTCCATTTTGTTACGACTTGATTTTTAACCGTAACACTTTTAAGCCTTAGAGCTACATGAGATACAGCAGTTTTCAATTAGAAATGTTACGGTTAAACCCCTATTTTTTTATATTATAAATAATAGATTAAAGCTTTAATGACTATTAATATAAAAGAAGTAATAAGTAACCGTAACACCGTAACATAATAGCTGTACCACTTGTTACTACTACAGTATAGCTGTTACGGTTAATCGTTACATGTTACGGTTAGAGTAGTAACAGTTACTAGTTTCTATCATTTTAACCAGAAATCACATGTCAAAAGTGGGTAAAATTTGACCAAAAACAGCCATTTTAGGTCAAAAATGACCAAGTATAAAATTTTGAATAAAAAGTTTCTTCTATTATATAGTGTCTTTTTTAATAAATATTTTTTTCGGTTTACCATCGATACGTTGTACTTTAGTAAACAGATTCTTAATTCTGTTTATTTCCCGACTAAATACATTAGATGATGTAGCTTGATATCCATTATCTACACACCACACTTGATAAATTCGGTGAATATCTGCTACAACCTCATTTTCAAGTTTCGGTTCCACTTCTTTAAGAAATCCAATGATAGGATTATTTTGTTCTTCGTATTTCGTTGTTTCTTTATCAATTGTTCTGGAAGGTGAGAATTTTCGATTTTTTAACAATCGTTTCAGTCCTGAGATAGCCATTTGAAGAACATATTCCATTGATTGTTGAGAAATTAATTTGTCTTGAATAAATGGATCATAATCTTTATCGTCAGCTGTAAATTTTGCATTAAATGGAATCATCATCAATCTACGCATCAAACCATTACTTGTATCATTTATTCGTGGCATTCTATTCGCTGAGAAAATCAGTTTTGCATAGTTTGCAAAATCAAATGGATCTCGTCCCTTTCGCTCAACGTTCAATGCTTCACCTGTAACAAGTTTTTTAAACTCAGAATTATCTTTGATAAATTCACCTGAAATATCATCACCTATATTTGCTAACTTCCCAAATAGTTCAGCCGTTTTAAATCGCTGATTTAATTCTTTTAAATCTAGTGAGGATGTATTTTCTTCTCCAGCTAATTTACGAACTATCTTTAGGTAGGATGATTTACCATTACTTCCACCACCAGTTAAAATGAAAGCTTTCCCTAATTCATTACGCCTTAACAAAATATAACCGAATATTTCTTCAAGAACTTTTCTAAGGGACTTATCATGACAAGCAATTTTATTTAATGTTGTGTCAGTCACTTCATAATAAGCGTCTTTCACATAATTAACTGGTATCTTATTTTTGATAATTATGTTCGGATCAAAGTTCAATAACTCCCAAGTATCCAGATTCAATATGCCATTTTGGACAGCTACAAAATTAGTTGCTGCTAAACTTTTTTCTTCTGCTTTCAATTGGATATAGCTTAATACTTCCATTCGCCTTGCTTTAGTTAAATGAGGTAAATGTTTGATCATAGCACGTTCAATTTCGTTCTGATTATCGGAATAGACACCATCTTTATAGATGTGTAATACATCCATGATTGTAATAATGTTGTGTTCTGCAATTAGAAACTTTGCAAAGTGATCATGTAGAAAAATATTCCCTTTGAAGAATGATTCTTTCATAAAAGCTTCATCACGTAAGATCACATTAATTTCTGAATCATCTAATGGTGACGAAAGAATAAACTTGTTGATTAATTTTATTGTTTGACGGATCTCTTTTTTATTCATTCCTACTGATTGAAGTTTCAAAATATAGTTAAATAGCTCTTGATTACGATTTCCCTCATCTATTTCAGTAATAGGGCTTCTTGGATTTGATTTTTTCTTTTTCTCCATTGGACACAGCCATTTAGGTAGTGGATCATAATCATTAGTTTTAATCAACCACTTACGAGATTTACCATCTATTTTTAAAGGGTCAGCAGTATTCTTATTACCCAACTTAATAGTCACTTCCACACCAATCGCGGAGTACCACTCAATACTATTTTTTGTTAATTCATATCCTTTAAAATAAACGTGAATACCTTTTGATGTTTTTAAAACTGAACAACCTAAGTTTAACGATTTGATGATTTTTAAAAGTAGCTTTGCTTCAGCTGGAGTATCAATGTCAACCATTACAAATGCATCATCCAATATGCCAACATAAGAATCAAACTTACGAACAGTTTCATATGATAGGAGTTTTTTAGAATCATTTTTAAATGATTCAGCAGCATGTTTTTCACTACCTTTTAAGTAACCTCTATAAATTTTTATTCACCTACCTTTCCGACTTGTGGTACAATTAGTTTAAAATATTTTAAAGGAGTGTTAGTTATGATTATTAATACTGATAAAATTGAGCAACATCGTACACTTGTTAATTTTCCACTGATTATTAAAAGTATGGGTTCATATTCAGTGCACAAAGTATATTTAAAACAAAATGACGATGAATTAGAAACTCAATACTTTGTATTTGAATACATATCAGGTACTTCAATTATGAATTGGACTAAGGGTGATTATGATCATGCGAACAACTTTTTAGATATATCAGATACACCTATTGTGATGATGGATAAGTACAAAGGTAAAAATTCATTTACTAATATATCTACTAGTTATCGTTACAGTTAACCAATAAAATCATTAATTCTTTTTTTAGCTAAATCTATATACCAACTCCTGTCTAACCAGTCAGGAGTTTTTTCTTTTGTCACATCAGTATTCACTATCTTACAAACATCAGGTGTATAACCAATTTTTTGAATACTTTCACCTTTTACTTTTTTAAGCTCTTTACCCGATTTACTTGCAAACAATCGAAATACTCGTTCATGTCTCTTCTTCTTTCCATATAAAGCATAGTCAAATTTACCACTAATTTTGGTGATCTTTTGGAATTCGATTAATTTGTTACACTGATTAATTGTTTCTTCAACTGGTGTATTTTTCACTAGATAATTAACTACCGCCTTATTTACAATTGGTAAATCATAATCTAAGTGATCTAATTCTTTTACATATGCACCTTTCGATTTATGTTCACCATCCAGCTCAACAATCAAATAATTATTAACATCCTTCTGGTAAATCTTCTTATAGAAATCAAAACTCATGTGTAAGTGTGTACGCTGCTCCCATTCATAAACTATGTCGTCAAATAGATCAAAGTCCTCACGTTTGATTTTTACTAAAATACCATCTGTATTAGATTGAATTAGTTCTAGAGATGAAACAGCTTCTAATTTTTCAATTAGATCTAACAAAAACAATTGACCATAAATACAAACTAACAATCTATTTCTTGGATCATACATGGCATTATACTTATCACCCTCGGCACCATATGTTATATTGCATATTCGTTTATATGGCTCACGTTCTCTTTTCTTCTTTTCAGCTTTCAACTTTAAGCTAGTATCTAAAATATTTTTAAATTTAACTGGTTGTGAAACACCTCTAGATAATAGGTTATATTCAGTCATTATTGTTGGGTATAGTTGATCTACGTCAGCCATGATCATCAATTCATCTGGACCACATTCACAATAATATTTTGAAATGGCACCGTGTACTCCACCACCAGCAAAAACATGTGGTACACCTAATATCTCAGTTTTTAGTTCTTTGGGATCACCCGTATAATTTTTGAAGAACTCAAGTACATTACTATATTTATTAATGATTAATGTATTTGGAAGAAATATGTCAAATGCATCATCAGTTTCTTTTTTCGTTGCTCCTAATATCGTTGAAGCAAGTTGAGCTTGTGTTTTTGATATGTGTTTTAATGGTAGCTGGAATTCATTAATCAATGATAAATGAGATTGAAACTCTACTAGTTGTCTTCCAAATACTTCCATCGTTTCGTGAACATCGTGACGACAATAAAAAATAACTTCATCAATTTCATGATCTGTTAATTTACGTTCAATATCAAATGGGACCGTCGTCTCCTGAATGTCGTGACCCATGAAACCTTCTAACTGTTTCAACGATTTATCACGCTTCACCATTGTGTCATAGCTGAATAACGGTATCATGTTAAACTGTCGGCTAAATTCCCAACCTTTTTTATGCTGCACTATTATCCAATCATTCACTTCTTTTGGATTAAAACCACACATGATAGATTTTAAAATATATCGATCATAACCATTACTATTAAAGCCTACCCATATATCCTTTTTATGTTGATGATAGAATTCAATGAGTTTGTCTGAATCATTGATTATAACTGTTTCTTGTTGTGTATCAGTGTCCATCGACACAACTAACCAATCATATTTAAAAACTTCAAAATCATAGAAAATCAAGTTACATCATCCTTATTAAGAAATTTAGCATTTGACCAAAAACCACGTGAATTTTTATTCTTTTGATATTCTTCTATAATTTTCTGATTATAATTTACCTTCCCATACTGTAATATTCTACGCTCACGATGCGCTAAGATGTGTCTAACTATTTTTTTTACTTGTCCATTAGATGGTGCATAAGTATATTGAGTAAATTTACCAAATTCCACTTTTCTATAACCTTCATGATTAACGTCAACCTTAAACATATAATTTAAATGTTCATAACCATTATGATCTCCAATTCGTAATGAATTACATAATCCACAATCAAATTTCATATAGATACTATTTGATGATGTTGCTTCATAATATTGAATTACAACTCCAGCATCCAAAAGTTTCTGTTGAACCACTTTTGCAACTCGCCTTATTTCTTTTGTTGATTTTTTCATTTAACATCACCTTAATTTAAGGGAGCTTTTTCAGCTCCCTATTATTGTTAGTCCAGAATTTCTAAAATTTCATACTTGTCATAACCTTTATTTGTTTGGCTTTTTTCCAAAATGTATTCCCATTCGTCTTCAATGATTTCTTCTGCAATATCAAGAATTAACTCGTTGTATTCTTTAAAACCATTAAAATCAACTTCATCATGATCCGCATCCCACAAGGCTCTCAATAAATCATTATTGTTGTGAACCTGGATCCCAAACGCTTTTTCGTTGGCTGGTTGCATTACTCCATAGTAGAAAATCAGACTATCTTCAAATTCGCCGTCTAAAATTTGGAATTGAATTTTAAGCATTGGATCACCACCAGAACCGTCATCTTTCACTTTTGATTGTCCTAACTCCATGTTTTTAACTTTCACTTCATACTTACCAATTGGGATTTCTGGAAAGTCTCCCCCACCATTTTCTTCTGCTGATTTTACATCATCTTTCAGTGCATCTAGATCCACCTGTTTATCAAATTTACTCCAGTCAAATTGTTTTTCAGTCATTATTCATCATCCTCCGTAGTTGTAGTTTCTTCTTTTGATTCATTTTCTTCTTCATCCCAATCAGCTTCTTCTGATTCATTGGACAATTCACTCTCCATGATTCCTGCTGGCGTATTGAATTTCATATCTAATTTAACAAGGAAATATTCTCCAGCTTTATTTGATTTCTGTTGAATCGAATGACCAATCATTTCATCTGGAAATTCTTCTTTTGCTTCATCAACAATTTTGTTGGCTTCTTCTTCCGTATTTGCGTACCATTGTTCTTTTGTATTTAGTTGTTTTCTCATTTATTTTTCCTCCTAAAATGGGATATCATCATCTGATATTTCAATTGATCCCCAACCTTCACGTTGGGACTTTACTTTGACTCTCTTTTGCGACGGCGACGAGTTGATTTTTCTTCCACTTCTGGTTCTTCATCTTTAGATTTGCGTTCACGTCTTTTACGCTTTGGCGGTTCATCATCAGTGATTGTTTCCTTAGCTTCTTCCCCTGGAGGAGTTTCATTGTCTTCTGGATCAGTATCTACTTCTTTTTTAGATCTACGTTTACGCTTAGGTTCTTTTTCTTCTGATTCTGTTACTTCATTTTCTACATCATCAGTAGTAGCTTCTTCGGTCTTTTTACGTTTTGAACGTTTAGTTTTTTCTTCAACAACTTCTTCATCCGAACCTGTTGTTTTAGAAAGTCCTTTATTCGCAGAATCATATACATCAAGTAAGTCTTCTACTTTTAGATCAATTTCAGTCACTGGTAAATTTGGTAATCGTCCACCACCAAAGACATAGTCTTTAGACTTAAAGATGATTTTCCGTTCTTCATCATCTGCAACAACACGACCAACGATATCAACCATACCAGCAACTTTTAATGCTGCTTTATCTTGTAAGTTTGGTGAAATTGCTGTGATCTTGTCACCTGTTTTCTTTGTCACATCTTTGGAAATATCTTCATGACTGATAAAAATAATATTTTCATATGGGAGATGAACAATTCGTTTTACTACATTTAGAAATTCATTACGTACCATGTCCCATGCTTTAAAACTATTATCTGATTCATGTTCAATTCCTAGTTTGTCATACATATAAGATCTAGCTGACTGATAAGTATCTTCTAAAAGGTCGATAACAATCGTTTGAAAATCATTATCTTTCTTTTCAAGTTCTGATATAGTGTCTTTTAACTTGTCCCACGCCTTGATCGTTTCAGTTATACGTCCACTTGATTTTACTTCGTCAGCAATACTGATAAATGGTGCATCTACAAAACGAATATTACCATCAGTATTCAACATTAATGGATTGGGAAATTCATTGGCAAAAGTAGTTTTCCCACTAAATGGTGCGCCATAAAGCCAAAAGACTCTCTTTGTAACTTTTTCAACATTTCTTCGTTCTGTACTTGGTAATTTCATTAATATCTCTCCATTCTTATCTTGTTCATAATTTAAATAATTAGGTGGTGTTAATGTGGTCCATCTACCAGACTTTTTTGCGTTGATTGCTGCACAACTAAAACATTTTCCATATGGATCTCTTGGGTATTCTGTAGCTGATTCAATTTGTTTAATTTTATTTAGGAAACTATTCACCTTGGATTCATCATATTCAATTGGTACTAAAGTAACTTTTCCTGGTACTAACGTTTTAACTAACCGTTTTCGGAACTGAAATAAATCTTCTGTTTCACCCTGTCTAATTCCAATTTTTTCAACGAATAAATATGCTAATCTATTCACTTCAAAACCATCTTCTTCTAGGTAATGCTTATAAATGTGAAGTTGTTCCGAATCCATATAATTTTTAATGTTATTTGAATACTTAAAATCAATTACTATACATTGACCATCAGGTGCTTTTACGATTAAATCGACATAACCAACATATGACGGTTTATCAATCTTATATTCATGGATTAACTCACATCCTTGAAAACTCTCATTTAGAAATTCTTTTACCTTTGATAACATTCGATCAATCTTTATTGCTTCATTGACAATGTCATCAGTGATAATTGGATAAGAATTATAATAATCTTGAATCATTGTCTTTGAATCTGTCTCAATCCCTTTGTGTAATGCTCCTCCAAGAATTAATGGGCTATTTGCGCTATAGTCTGGAATCTCAAGTTCTTTATCAATGTATCGTAACTTAAAGTGATATGGACATTGTTCAAAGAGTGAAACTCTGGAATAACTGTATTGCATTATGAATCACACTCCTGTAATTGAACCGGAGTAATTTTGTAATTATCGGTACACTTTCTTAATTTGAAATCAAGTAGAGCATATTCTAAACTCTCGTATGTTACAGCTCGATCAAAACTTGTTCTTTGATGTGGTGGATTGTAGTGATAGTCGGTACCATATATCCATTGTTTAGTTTTTTTATTGCGAATTGCATACATTATTAATCACGTCCTATTCCGTTCTCAGTAACATATCCTGGTGGAACAACTACTTGGACATGCTTACTTTCTTGTTCATCTTTAGGAATGTATTCTTGTTTGATGTAGAAATTTTTACGATCTAAATCACTCAATGTAAAATTAAAATTCTTTGCTGGACTAAGTGAATTTTGATATTCAACATAAACTTGTTCTAGTCTTTCATCTTCAATCATTTCAAAAACATCTAATAATGATATTGGTAAATAAATTGGTGCTTTACTCATCTGAACCACCTCGCTTTCCATTCCTCAAATGTAAGTTGATAATAATTAAATTCTGGATATTTATTTTTCTTGATCTTAGTTGGTCGTAAGATGTAACCTTCTCCATCATTACTATTGATCAATCCCATATTGTATGCCTGTAATTTTGATTCATAGTAATCATCGTTTTTTAGTTCAATTCCATGAAAGGTACCGTCTATACATACTAGTAAATCGGGAACACCCTCTGATGTGAATTTACTACCAGCCCAATATTTCACATACCAAACCTTGTTATCTTTGAGGAACTGGATTACTTGCTGCTGAAATTTGGACTCTTTCATGACTTTATTTCCTCCTGTTCAAATAGTTCATCTGTATAATCTTTTCTCATTTTTAATACATCTAACATTCGCCATTCAACACTTCCTTGAGTGAGTAAGTAATAATAGAAACATGGCTTTTCTTGTCCAATACGATGTGTACGCTTTTTACTTTGTTCAAATAATTCACTCTTATCAGTTAATGTGAAATAAATGATTTTATTAGATTTTTGTAAATTTAACCCCATTGCTCCAGCTTGATATTGGATCAACGTAATACTATTCACTTGTGTTTCGTAAGCTTCTAAATCCCGTATATCTCCATTAACAGTTGATATTGGACGTTCTAATTCATTACATAGTTTTGCTATTACTTCATATTCTTTTTTGAAATTGTAGAAAATAATTAAACGATCATTTGTTGATTCAATTAATTCCTTTAATCTCAACAATTTATTATTATTCATGTATCCAGCAAATTGACGTTGATACAATTTTGCTTTTGATGGTGTATCTCCAATAAACATTTCTCCATCATACTCACACATATGATGTGTAGAGAAATCCTTATATTGCTTGGTTGATTTCACTGTGACATTAATATGATTCTGTGCTGGTAAATCAAATACTTCTTCTGTCTTCATAAATACAGCACCATACTGTCTTAATTTACGTTTTAAGCGATCAATGTTCTTATAGCCTGTGATCTTCCATCCACCGTCTAGATCGTCCCATTCACGCTTAACATACTGCTTCATGAAAAGATCTTTACTCATTTTCCAACCTAATAGATTTACTTGAGATATGATTTCCTCATACTTACCACTTACTGGTGTTCCAGATAATAAAATGACATTGTCTGGTTTAAGGTTGTTTAAGATAAATTTAGAGCGATTAGACTTCTCATTTTTAATCAGGGAAGATTCGTCTAGCATCATTGTAAAGTCTCTTAAATGCTCTAATTCTGGTCTTCTCCACACCTTGTCATAGTTGATTATCAGAACTGATTCTTGTGGAATAATTTCCAATGATTGTTTGTCAAAAATAATCACATTATATTCTGGATAAAATTCTTCAAAATGTTCTTTCCAATCATCTATTTTTGATTTTTGACAAACAACTATATTATAGGGAGTATTTAATTCCCACAACTTTTCAGATCCTATGAAGGTTTTACCGAGTCCCATGTCAACATAGTACGCAACACGGTTAAATTCATAAGTAGTGTTTAGTAGATTATCTTGATGTAGAAATAACTTGATCTTGGACATTATTTTTCTAAACTATCCAATGTGTCGAGTAGTACCTTTAGTTCCTGGTCATCTTTAGCCAACTCATTTAGTTTTTTACGCTGCAACGCTTCTTTTGCTTTTTCATCAATCTCTTGTTTCAGTTGGGTAATTTTACTTTGACGCTCTCTTTCAGTAAGGATTTGATCAAGATTTATTTTTTGAACAATATAAGATGAACTATTTACCGCAAAATCATCAATGTAACTGATAAATTCAGCAACCGAATAACCATATCTAGTTTCTACAACTACTAAATCCCCTTCTTGAAGATCTTCAATTAATGACAAATAATGATATTCTTTTTCCGACCTACGTTGTTTTTCATATTCATTGATAAATTTTACGGATGCTTTTAATACTTTCATGTGGTACACTCTCCTTAGATTTGATATTTATTTAATGGCTTGTATCGTTGGCAGACGATGCAGGCTCTTGTTTTATCTTTTTTTGCCATTTACGTTGTATAAAATGGTAGATTCTTTCTATAGTAGCTAAATCAATATCTTCAATCATTTTATTTATTGATTGGATGTAAGCTTCCCTGGATGGTTTATTCGTTCCCATTTACATCACCCAGCACTTTCAATATCTGGAAATGATTCTTTAAAAGCTTTCCAGTTTTCCAAGACACCCGTATGAAGATCATTGTGATTTTCAAGGACAGCTGATTCTGATATTGTTACTGCACCACTCAGTTTTGCCATAGTAATGTAAACTTTTTTCGGTTGATCGCTGTACCAATGCAACGCAGTTGAAAATCTATCTCCAGCTTTAGCGATTTCTAGTTGTAGTAATCTACACTCCTGTGTTCTATTAACTTGTCGAAAACCGTAATCTATTAATTTTTGACTTGTATCCATTTCTACATTCCCCTTTCATGAATAACATCAAGAATCAAATTGTACTGGTGATACATTTCGGTTAACTGATCCGTTTTCTTAATATCCTGATCCTTTAATGGTTTAGCATTTTCATTTCTGATCAATGCTGCATAGTTATCTTTTTTGTCCTTTATTGCTTGGATAACTAGCTTATTTTGTTCTGGATTTAGCAATTTATTCACACTCCCGTTCATGTTATCGACTATAATTTCTAGCCTGATATAACTCTTTAATATGGAAAAATGATACTGCTATATAAATCCCCAAATTGATGAATAGGATGTTACCAGGAATTCGGTTTGACACTCCGACACCTACAAGAAAATAGGTTAGTGCTAAAAAATAATTCTTCAATTTGATTCTGCTAAATGTTAAATTTTTCAATTAGATCATCCTTTCTTAAATCTCAGATTGAATAAATTTCAACGCATGGAAAACATGGTCAAACGTTTTTTCTTCCAGAACATCACCGTTATCTGCTGTGATCTTGATAACCTGCTTACGAATTGGATATAAGGTTAAGTTGTAAGTCAGTTTTCTAAAATTAGTTAAATAGACTGTCAATTCAGTTACAACATTACCTTTAAACATTTGGATGTTATTAACCCTTGCACCTACTTCTGTTAACCTTAAAACCATATCTAACTGCATAATTGATTTATCTTCTGTTGGTTTCATTCTCCATCTTCCTTTCTAAAACTGAGACCACACGTATAAGCCAGTCTCCATCATCTCTCTAATTTTTAAAGGTAAATCTAGACTAGTCACCTCTTCGCCATCAGGCATTTTCTTGATTGGATATTTAACAACGACGCTCCATAAACTTGATTCAGGCGATTTTGTTTCTAAATATATCCACTCACTGTTTCTATAATCCTCAACATATCTGACTCTTAACTTATTTTTCTTCATCCCTCATCTTCCTTTCATTGCTTGCCCAAGATTTATTATTTTTGTGATAAAACCCATTGTTTACATTGAATGAAATCATAGAATTTCGAACTACCAATTGTTCCATGTGGCATTCCTAACGTTTCCCATTCTCGAATCGTTTTAGTTGATGTGTTTAGTTTCTTAGCAATTTCTGTTTGGTTGTATGGAATTTCTGAAATATGAACATCATTTCTAGCAGCTTTAAATTCCTCTACTGCTATTTCATAAATGAAACTTCTAAGAGACTTCTCGTCTTCCTTTGTTAAAATTACTTTCATTGTGCTCACCTACTTAATGTTCAAGATTTCTTTAATCGTTCGGATGTGTTCCTGAGCTTTCTCGCCATCTCGTTTACCATTCAAAATATCCGAAAGATAAACTGGTGTGATACCAACCATTTCTGCTAGTTGATAATGTTTCATTTTGCGTTTTCTCAACTCATTTCTAATTTGTAAATCTAAGTTTTCACTCATCTTCTACCCTCCTATAATTATTTGTAAGCTAATAAATTAGCTAATTTTATAAAATCTATTGACTTTTTTTAAAACTAGTTTTAATATATAAACATAGCTAAATAAGACTATAAAAAGCCTACAAATTAACATTTTGAACGTTCCCCAACGATTTAATGTATTTGTTTTAAGGTTTTGTTTGTCAAATAATTAGCTAATAAATTAGCTTACGAACACAGTATATTAAAACTAGTTTTAATTGTCAAGCTTTTTACAAAAAAATTTTAAAACTAGTTTTAGAAACCTCGTAAGTATACGGAGGATTTGCTTATATGACTGCATTTGATAGATTGAAATTACTTTGTGACAATCACGGTATCTCTGTAAATGATCTAGAAGATAGAATTGGAATTGGAAAAAATTCACTATATTCTTGGAAAAAAAATACCCCTAAAGGAACCAATCTTTTAAAAGTAGCTGACTATTTCAATGTTTCAACTGATTATCTTCTAGGAAGAACCGACAACCCTAGTATTGATAAAAGCGAACCAGAAGATGAATTTGCTACATTCTTCCGTATCAACACTGAAGGTATGTCAGATGAAGAAAAAGTAAAGTTGCAAGAAGAGCTTAAAGAGTATTTTGAATTCATGAAAAATAGATTAAAGAATAAATGATTGGAAGGCTGCTTATGGATATAGACTATGACACTTATTTTGAATATCACGATCAAAGCTACATTATTATTGAAAAAGTTGCAGACTATTATGGAATTGAATTAAAAGATTTGCGTTGGGATCATTATAGAGACTATGCGATAGATGTTGAAGATATCGACATTTTTTCTTATCGATTTGGTGAAGTTGCGTCTAAATACTTATCTGGAAACATAATGAATTTTTTTGGAAACTATGGAATATCTTATAATCCGTCTATGGTAGAAGGAAGACAACGTTTTTCCATCTTACACGAATTGGGACATTATTATTTTGATATGGATAAATCCAAAAAAACACAAAGTTTTTCTGATCTATTAGATGGGAACGGATATTCCGAAGAAGATACTCCAAAAGAAAATCGAGCTAATATTTTCGCTTCACTTGCTTTAATCAATAATGAAGCCCTTAAAGACTGTTTCCGAAATAGAATGAGTTTTACCCAAATTTGTGAAGAATTCGAAATTAGCCATGCAGCATTATATGTTAGGTTATATGATTTTTTAACAAAGTTATATATGCTAAATTCTAGTCTTGCTAGACAAGCAATTAACCAATATCGTTATTCTGGATCTGTTGATAAGATATATTTTTATATAAAGATGAGTTTATAGAGGAAAAATAAATGAAAAAATATAGTAAAATTTATAGCTATAGTATTGTATTCCTTGCATTAATTTCAATTTCACTAGTTATATTGGACTTTTCCAATATTCTTAATATATCTGAAAGACCTTATAGTTATATTGATACTTCAATTCTAATAATTTTTGCAATAGATTATTTAGTACGATTTTATAAATCCGATAATAAATTAGTCTTTTTCAAACAAAACATATTTGATTTGATTGCTATCATTCCGTTTGACTCAGTATTTTCATTCTTCAGGGTAGCACGTGTTTTCAGATTAGCTAAGATTGGACGACTAGCAAAACTAACACGAGTAATTGGAGTAACAGGGAAATTAACTCGCAATACTAAAACATTTTTAAATACAAATGGATTTTTAAAAATAATATATGCTAGCATAGTCTTAATTGTGATTTCGTCATTAACCTATTCATATGCAGAAAATGTTCCTTATATTGATGCGTTTTGGTGGGCATTAGTTACCACAACTACAGTTGGTTATGGAGATATTTCACCAGCTACACCTTTAGGTAGGTTAGCAGCTATAATACTAATGTTTTTAGGTATTGGTTTTATAGGTATATTGACATCTACGATCACTGAGTTTTTTAATAAATCCGACAAAGAAGATGTTTCAGAAGAAAAAATTGATTTGTTAATAAAAAAGATTGAGAATTTAGAACAAAAAATAGATGATCTTAGTAAATAATACAATAATTTCCCATTGAAAGGAGTGATGCAAAGTCATTAATCTCATTGCTTGCCCAAGTAGAAGGAGAACAAAATGGCTACATTTAAACAATACACAAAGAAAAATGGTGATAAGTTATGGATGTTCACAACATTCCTAAATTATGACTATGTAACTGGTAAACAAAGGAATACTACGAGACGTAACTTTAAAACTAAAAAAGAAGCACAACAAGCCTTGAATCGCTTATTATCTAATCCAGATGGAAACATACAGCAAACAGTCACAACTCTTGAAGAAGTTTATAATCTTTGGTTTGAAGTTTACAAAACAACTGTTAAGGAAACAACCTATTTGCAAACTGATCATCGAATGAAAAAATATGTATTACCTACTTTTGGTGCTATTAAACTTGAACGATTAGATTTAAAAGCAGCGCAAAAGATGGTTAATGATTGGTCTAAGAAATTTGGTATGTACACAAAATTATTGTTATATGTAAGTAAGGTGTGTGATCATGCCGTCACACTAGAGATTATTGATTCTAACCCATTCAAGAAAGTAACAAAGCCAAAACAAGTTGTGGTAAAAAAGCATTCTCTTAAATACTATACAAAAGAACAACTTGAATTATTCATGAAAACTGTTGACCAAAGAGTTTCACAGGTGAATGATAAAGCCTTGATACAAAAATATTATGCTGAGTTTGATGCTGCAGTCTTCCGTTTATTGGCTTATTCTGGAATGAGGATTGGTGAAGCTTTGGCGTTAAGTTGGGAAGATATTAGTTTTGAAGATAAAACAGTTAATATCAACAAAAATCTATCGCAAACTAAGGACTCCTTCGTCGTCTCTACAACGAAAACAAGAAGTTCCAATAGAATTATCACATTAGATGATAAAACGCTGTATACCCTTAAAAAATGGCGTTTACGGCAACGTGAGTTACTGTTAACAAATGGTGTAACTCAAATCAATTTTATCTTTACTGGTTATGCTGGCGAAATGGTTTATCGTACAGATGTTTATCAACGATCAAAACGTTTAGCTGACAAAGCTGGACTCCAGAATATAGGTTGTCACGGATTCAGACATACTCATGCTACGATCCTTTTTGAAGCTGGAATAAGTCCGAAAGAAATCCAGAATAGACTTGGACATTCTGATATATCTATGACTTTAGACACCTATACTCACTTAACTAAGCAGATGGAGAAATCTACAGTTGATAAACTAATGAAATATATGGACAATTTATAA